TGGGCCTGCGCTTAAAGAAGGTGTCAAGCTCCTTGCTAATCAGCGGTTCACGAATTGAATCGACACTGCGCTCCATATCAGATCGGAATGCCTGCTCCTCGCGCTGATTGAGAGCCTGTTCACGCTCCGTGAACTTAGCGTTTGGTTGAGCGGTGCCAGCCTTTCCCTGGACCTGCGCCTTGTCAGCAAATGAACCCTGCCAATCTTTCAATTGCTGTACTTGAGTCTTTACTTCCTCCAGCTTTCCATATTCCAGATTCAGCGCAAGCCGCTCGAGGAATAGAGGGATGCCATTCCACTGGATCGTTGCAGCCATCACGCCCGACATTGCAGCAGACCAACCTTCAGGGTCGGCTTGCTTCCACTGCTCAACCATTACTGGGGCAAGCTTAGAGATGGTTTCAGGTGGCAGGTCGGTAACAAGTGAGGCGTCCCCAGCCTCGATCTTCTGCGACAGCGCCTCATATTCGGAAGCCTTGCCTTGTAACTCACCAAGAGCCGTCGTCAAGCCCTCTTTGCCGCCATGCTCCTCGAGGAAGCCTAGAATCTCTTTAGCCTGCTTTACACCTTCAGGAAGCAGTTCCTTGTAAGCATTGCGCTCAAACCATGCATCCTTTGCGCCCTTGCCTGCGGGAGTTTTGAAGAACTCCTTCAGCTCAGCAGGGACCTTGCGCCAGTCGGTGATGTCTTTTACTTCGGTCGTCTCGGTCTGCGCAGGGGCAGGATCAGCGGCAGGGTCTATCTGTATATCTACATCCTGGCCCTGATTGCCTATCTCTACATCTACTTCGGGAGTATCAATTACTGCTCCGAGATCATCGGGCATCTTTTACCTCTTCAATTTTCTGCAATCCAAGTTTCTTGCGCCAATATTCCTTGGCCTTTTCGGGAACTTCTTTGTATTCCTGCCCCTCAACCTTGGGGCCGATGTCGTATCCATCGAATCCGATCATTCTCATTTGGCTTTGTCCTTGGCGTTAGATTTCTTCGCCTCAAGCTGCTGTTCGGGTGTCATTGGCTTCTGAATCGGGGTAATCGCTTCCTTGGCTGCAAGTACTGCCTTGTGCTGGGCTCCTGCTGCCTTCAATTGCGTATCCGCCGCCTGGTTCTGCTCCTCGGGTACATTCGAGGCTTCAATGTTCTCTGGTGTCGTCTGTGCGCCTGCAATGCCCAAAAGTTCTGAGATTGCAACTGGGTCGGTGATCTGTGCAGTGAGAGTTACGTTTGGCGGCTTGATCGCTGGCGGTGGTGCCTGTGCCTGAATCGCTGCAGCATGTGCATCGGCATGAAGCGTTACATTCTGCACGCCCTGCTGATTGCCCTTTTGCATCTCTTCATAGCAAGCCGTCGAACTGAGCCACTCAATGCACTTATCGAGTTCGGCTTGGTTGTAGTCGTATTTGCCAACCGGAACTGAGGTCGTAAGCGGAATCTCGGGCGGTGGCTGGCCCTGAAGCTGTGCTTGCTGCGATGCCTGCTGCCACTGCGGGATCTTCGTTTGATCTGGCACGGGTGGTTCCTGCAACATCTGCTCAATCTCACGGAGCTGCTTGTCTCTCGCCTCGGCGCCAGGAATTATTAAGTCTTCCAAACCTGAGTATTGCTTGATGAGCTTCAGGTTGTCAGGGTGAAACACTATTGCCTGCCCCTGCTCGCCTTCGCCCAACTGACTCAGCACGGCCTGAAGGCTGGCTCGCTTATCCGCCATCGTTTCAGGGAAGCTCGAGTCTGTATCTGGGTAGCAGCCCCAATTGCCATCGAGAATCGATGCAGGGTTGAATCTCTGCTGCCCGTTTGCGCCCGGTACCGCAATCAAAGGCTTGTCGGCAACCATCTCGGCGGCACGCATCACGCCGATCTGGTAGGTGATTGCAAACAGCCATTGCAAACCACCCCAAGCTGGTGATAGCTGCCCCTTAGCCTGATCAGAAAGCATCTTCTGCCCGCTTGCAGTCTCTTGGTCTGGAGTTCCGTCACCAAATAGGGCCGGTAGGTCGCCTGTCGTGAACTGTGCAAGGCTCAAAAGCCTGTCGATGTTTGCAACTAACTCGGGCGGAAGCTGCGCAACCTCTTCCTGCATCACCAAGTCGTTGATTGAAGCCCCATTGGGCACCGTAATCTGGTGAATCACGCCTGGTGCAGCTCTTTGCTCTGCGATCGCCTCTGAATCCACCGTATCCGTAATCCAACGAGCAGGAATTGAGAAGTCAATGTGCTCCCGCAGCATGTTAAGGTTGTCATTGAATGCCTGCTGGATAGGAACTAGATCGTGCAGCAACGAAGGCCTTGCAGATCCCTGACCCGGCGCAGGCCATTCCACCATCAGCGCGTCTTCCATCACTTCAGGAATGCAGTCCACGACTTTATTGCTGATCATCGTGGCCCTGAAGCCTTCGGGATAGAGCGCTTTTAGCTCTGCTTTAGCATCATCCGAGGCCTTCGCATAGCGGCTAGGGCGGATCCACGCAACGTGCTCGGTGGTTAGATTCTTGAGCGCTTCGGCGTTGCCCGCGGCACCCTTCTTGTTAGCAAGGATGCCAAGCCGCGCATACCGCTCGTAAGACATCTCGCTATTGTCCGCATCAGCCTTAATGTCATCGGCAAAGTCCGGGTAATTCTCTTTTGCTTCCCATAAATCTACTTCTTCACTGAGTACGCAATAACCCCAGCGCTCCATCTTGCGTGCGAAAATCGGTACTTTTGATTCAAGAACACCGTGAACCGTGCACCGTAGCTTGCCTTTGCTATCGATGTACGTGTGCGTGACCGTTCTGCCATCGGTGCAGAAGTGTCCTGCCGCTTCGGCCTGTCGGTCTTTCATGTGGACTAGACGGTCAAACCTGTGCCGCATCTTCTCTGCACTCGCAGCGCCCATTACATCCAGCGATACCTGCAAGTCTTCAGGAACAAAGTTCACACCCGTTGGGTTCTGGCTAAGAATCGAGACCAGAGAGCGCCAGTGCGGTGTGTAGATGTTGTAGACATCCATGAACCGCGGGAGTTCATTGCCGCTAGCCTCAGGCTGCATATAGCAGTTCGAAGCGTTATCCCACCACAAATACTGATTTCCATTGCGGAAGTTACGTTGCTGCCCCGCCTTGCGGACTTCTGCACGCCTAGCTGACTTCTCTTCCTGCAAGACTCCAGTAATCAGCGTGGCAATAGCTGTGCGCGTGTCGTCTGAAAGCTGTTGCTGCTGGACATCAGGCATTGCCGGGGTAATACTCACTCAGCCTGCCCGACATTCTCATTCCACGTGCGAAGTGTGCGCTTGCCTACGCCTGCGGGCTTGTCTGCGCTCACAGCAGCCTCAGTCAGCAATGCCTTGCGCTTCTCAAGCACTTCAACACGCTTTTCGACAGCCACAAGTGCTTCGATAATCACCGGGTACTTTTGGCGCACAAACCAGATAAGGCCCGCAGTGACGACAATCAGCATTCCAACCAATACAGCTATCGTCCCGTCCATCTGGCCTTACCTTTCCGCTCAGAGAGCATCTTCATGTGCCGCATGTGAGCGACGTTAATGTTTGGTGCAGAAGCGATAGCCTCAGATAGCGATACTTCGAATGGTTTGCGGTGAGTTCTTGAACCCAACTCGGACTGCAATCCATAACGCAGATCATCAGCCACGTCCATCGCAAGTACAGCCTGACTCATATCCGTCTTCACTACGTCATCCAAATCCTTTGGATTTCGCATGAGAATCGGTATCGTTTCAAGCGCCTCTGGACATTCAGAAGACATAATCCACACTGTGTCGCCCGCGTCTGCTTCCATCTCTGCAGTTCGCTGGTCAACTGGCGTAGCCCATATCCTCGTGTTATTGAGAAGCGTATACATCAGCTCCCAGCCAGGTTTGCGGCTGTTATCCGCATGCTCCGGTTGGGGCATTCCATACTTACTAAGCTCTCGACCGATGATTATCGGCACCGTATCTTCTGAATCGCGCTCCCCGAATTGCTCAGGGCTGAAGGGGTATCTCTTGATTCGCTCTCGCTCTATCTTTGGCGTAGCCTCAACAATCCCACGCGCCACCTGAATCGAGGTTTGCTCGTTCACGATCATGCGACGGTAAGTAGTAACCACCGTCAGCGGTCTGGGAACTATCCAGCCGAACCAGTGCTCTATTTCTTTGGGGCTCATCAGCGTCTTGCCATGCCAATGCGTAGAACAGTAGTGCGTCTTGCCCCAGTCAGTTGACAGCCATCTGGCATCCCACGACTTGAGGATGCCTTCAGCGACCTCAGCCGGCTTCATTGTTGCCTTGTAATCGAAGACCCTGCCGAAGTAAGCGCCTTCGAGTGATTCCCAAGATCCAAGCAGGTCGCGCGCCCTAGTTGCGTCATCCAAGGCATTCAGCTTCTTGCCATAGGGAGCGCGGGTGGTGAAGTAGTCGAAGCGCTGCTTATCAGTCCAAGAATAGTAGTCTTCTTCAGTTAGGCCGTCGCGCTCAAGTTCTCCCCTAGACCATTCCACATTGTCCTGCGGGAATACATGCAGAAATGTGTACTGGTTGGGATCTTCATTATCATTGAACTTCTTTACCGGCCCAAACCTGTTACGCAAATCCAATATGCCGATTCCGCCCATATTGAATAGGAGAACAAGCTTCGCGACCCAATTGCCTTTCGATCGGATCGCCAGATTTAGCTCTGATATCTCTTCCCATGTCCACTGCTCAGCCTGGTCGAGGAAGATATATCTAAAGTTTCCTGAACGAAATCTACGCTTTACGTCTTCAAGGTTCTCTGCATAACTGCAACTAATCTCAGATTTTGCGGAGCCGGCGGGAATCTTGTAGACCATATTGGAGATGTTTGAATAATTCTCCAACACCGGAAAGTCGCGCTTTATTTGCTCGTAATGAAACTTGCGGATCTGGTCTGAGTTCCGCATTACGATGCATATTTGAACACCTGGCTGGTCGATAGCCAAGATTAGTGCGATTCTGTCTGCGCCACCGGACTTTGCGGCCCCTCGACCGCCGCCGACCCCTATAACCGTGGCCGCAGAGCGCTCGATTAGATCTAGAAGCTGCCCCTGCTTGGGCTGAAGATGAATGTCGTGGATATTACTGCTTTGCGCCTGCACGCGTTACAACGAACTGGATAGGTCCACCATCCGCCCCCGTATGTTCCAGTTTGTCTCCGTACTTTTTAGGAGCCAACTTGCCAAGCAACCATTTTCGCGCCTCAATCTGAAGCCTGCGGTGCTCAATCATGTCGCCGGTTGTCGTCTCAGTTCCGGTTGGCTTATCGACGGTCTTTGTGCCAATTTTCACGGTATCGGCAATCGGTATGATCTGGTCCGCAAGCAATTGCGTTTGCAACTCTTTCGCGCGCGCGTATCTCTGAAGAAAGTCCTCATGCTTGATTAGCCATGAATAAACCGTTCTAGCAGAAGGAAATCGCTCTTCCTCGCAAATGGCTTCCATGCCCTTATCGGTGGTTGCTACTTCTAGACAAATCTCTTCGCCAATCTCTAGTGAGTATTCAGATGGTCTCCCCACTTACCACCATCCCAACGCATGTCCAATTTTGTCGCTGCAGGCAAAGCCAAAGAGAAAGAAGATCACAAACACAAGGATTGCCTGTTCGTAACTCTTCAGTCCTCTCATGCCGTCTCTCTCTTGGGTTCTCATTTCGTATTGCTCATCACGCCCTGCCTGAATCCTTCATTGCGTGCAGATTCAATCTCGAGCTTTCCGATGCGGGGCTCTACATCATCCAGGCGCTTGCCGTGATCTCCTACTTTGGCGTAAAGCATCCCTAAGCCAACGAGGCTGCTAGCTAAGGCTACGAGTGCTGGGGCCCATGCTGAGAGTCCCACTTACGCTGCCGGAGCCGCAGGCTTGAATACATTCAGGAAGGTGACGAGTGCAGATGCTGCAGTCGTAATGTCTTGGGTGGTTGGTGCGGCAAGTCCATTCGCAACAGCGGTCGCAACCACGGAGGGTGTAACGTTTGCCACAACTGTAGCAAGCTTCTGTGCACCGGTGCCGCCCTGTGCATTGGCCGCAGCAGATGCCGCTTCAACTACACCAGCTTCACTGACGATCGAGTTATAAATCAATGCAATGCCAGGGAAAAGGGTATCAACCAACGGCTCTTCTGCGGCCGCAACCGCTTCTGTCTTAGAGAACACCTTCTCAAATCCCTTGACGACATCGGAAAGAATTGTTTTCACGCTCATATGCTGCTCCTTTATGAATCTTTTGGGCTTACCGGTGGGGTCACCACGGGTGCAGCCGTGAGTCGGGTATTCGTGATGTTTAGAAATTGGTGGGAGAAGTCATATGCCCACGTGTAGAGATCGAACTTGGTACCAGGTGGGGGAGCAGTCTTTACCGCAGCGCCTACAATCAAACTCAGTGCAGAGATAATCGGTAGCCTGTTTGCATATAGGTAGGCCCAGCTCATGCCGCCGCCACCATTGCAGCAATGTCTGAATCAATCACTTCCGCAGAAGGGTCGTAGAAGCTTCTCTTGACCAGCGTCGTAATCAGCACTTGCGTATCGGGCGAATAGGACCATGAGAGCGTTATTCCCTTTGCAGAGCCAGAACCGATGAGCGAGTTAATGCCTATGCCGGCCTTGTTGAGCACAGCTTCTTTAATCCTCAGCCATTTATCCGCGTCGATGCCTTGGAAGGTCTGCGAGTCTGCCATGGTGTCTCCAATGGGTGCGTGGGTTTGCATGGGTCTTTGTGACTACCATGCCCGAATGCGTCCCTCGGTTGTCGGGGCTACACCGCTAGTGCTGCCCCAAATGAATGTCGTTTACCGCGTAGAAGTTGAATCACCCCCACCCTATCTATCGTTCTCATACCATCTAGCAAAGAGCAGGAAGCCTATGATTGCAGCAATAGCGGCCCAGTAAATTAGGCTGCCCACGCAAATCGGGGCCTATAGGCTTCAATAATTGCAACGTCTCTTGGCTCGCCCATCACATATCCATCCATCACGGATAATCCGGGCTTCAGCGAACGCGCTGCGGGAGTTATGCCCGCTTCAGTCTTAGTGAGGTTGATGAAGGTCGCCTTCTTGTTCCATACCGCAAGGCCCGCCTCTACCATCTCTCGCGCAGAATCAACACTTACGAAGCACGCAGCTTGCCCGCGCCCAGACTTATTGGCGTGGTGAACCGCAATCATTTTCAGGATTGTGGGCATGGATGATCCTCAATTGGGGTTGGGACTCGCGTTTTTAAACTGACGCTAAACAGTTTCGCCGGGGAGGGCTGAAGCAAGATTAAGGGTTCGGTTGCTCAACTACAAGAAGAATTTGCAACTTGTAGTGATTGCTGTCTGCGTTCACGTCTAGAATACTCTCGCTCTATCAGCGTTTCTACCATCTCGCCCAGGCCAATCGGACCCGCCATCTTGTCCAGCTTGTCACGTGCATCCTTCGAAACTAGAACATTCACAGGCTTAGTCTCTATGCCCACCAACTTGCGCTTCTTGCTGCTTCGCATCTACTTGATTCCTCCGACGTGACAGTCATTTTCAACGAATGCTTTAGCGGTTTCTTCCGTGGCAAAAATTCGACCGCCCCAATGAGTGTGTGTTTGTGCCCAATATGTATTTTCTCTGTGATTTCGATAATAGCTTCCGCAAAGCATCCCACTGTCCACGTGGAGGTAATTTGTATGGTCGTTGCCGTGGTCAATATCCACATAGCAGAGAGGAGATGCGCACCCTACCAACAGAAGTAGAGCTAAAAGGGTGGGCTTATAAGTCAATGGGTGCCTCCGGTTTCTTGTGTTTCTTTATATAATGGCTTTGGCAAATTGAAGTCACTAGAGGCCCGACAATCATTGCCCCGAACAGCATGTAGATTCCAGTGTGAGGAGCTAAACCCGACAGCGCGTAACCCATCACCATTCCGTACATGACACCAAGCCAGCCGAATAGTAAATATCTAACGTGCGGATTGTCGCTCATTTCGCCGCCTTTTCTGATTCCAACTTCGCTATAGTCTGTTGCGCTTCAGATAGCTTGGATTCAGCAAGTTCGGCTCGCTTCTCTGAGGCATTCATTGCGTTCGTTCTGCTCTCTATCACCTTGAATA